GGAAAGCCCCACTTCTTGGTGCTCTTTCTGAGTACCATTTGCACTGCGTAATTCAATAAAATGAATCCAACTACGTAGGGTACCATTCATATATAAACGGCTTTCAATAAGCCCTTCGGGTAATACTGCACGGGCTTGTTCTTTGGCTATGCCATTAGCGATAGCCCATTCGTATTCACGTTTAGCGGCATAGATGACTCGTTGTTGAGCTCGATACCATTCATTTTGTAACAATGTATCATCCACTTCAACGCTGTTCTGTCTGTTTTTGGGGTCTTGAAGTCTAGCTTCTCTTGTGACAAAATTGAGATCTTTTGTTGGGTCAGCATAGCGTTGAGAGAACTCTTGGAAACTGAAACTTCTGTGTCGGAGTATTTGTCGGGCAATGTCTCTGGTTGTGGTAATTTCGATACAGGCACTGACCATTTCAAGTGGGCTCCAGTGTTGGTGTTTGACCAAGTATCGGATAAGTTTTTCGGATGTGTCTGTGTTGAGTTGATTGCTTGGATTGCTGACACGGGCGCAATACGCAATGAGTTCCTGTGCATCTGAGATACCAAGATTTTTAAATTCTGGTGTTGGCTGTGAATAGGATAATAACTGAACATTCATTATTTATAGCTTCTTTTTCTTTAAGAATTTATCGGTAGATTTTTTAATGTCTTTTTTAACTTTTTCGGTATCTAATTTGAAATCAACATTGTCAATTTTATCTTCGTAGCTCTTTACTAGTTCAGATAACGATTTTTCAAAAGATTCCCAACCAGCTTTTCTAGTTTGCGGAGTCACACGGATTTCCCAAGTTTTCCCATCTTTAAAATTGACTAGTACTGCATTCAAATAACTTATTGGCAGTACATTAAGTTTTATATCACCAAATACCTCGGGCCAATGATCGATGACATCCTTGGGAAGAATTCTTCCCTGAGACGTCATTTTTTTGTTGTGGGTACTAGCTCTTCAGCCATGCGTCTAAATGATGCCGCTTCCTTGGACAATTTATCAGCCCTGGAACGATACTCTTTAGCCTGTGCATCTGGTGTCAATGCAATTGTAGCAGTGACTGGAGTTGTAACAGCTTCTGCAACTACTGGCTCACCGAGATCTCGTGTACGTTTACCTTCTGCTAAACTTGGTTGTACAGAAAGTTCATCGACTGGAATTCCACGTTGTTCTGCAATTATTTGATTTAACTCAGATAACGGAATACTATATGATAGTGTCGGAGTCATTTCGATAGCATCGGTTGCTACTTTGATTAACCGTCCACTTCCGTGCAGTGCAGGCAGCATGCGACTTCCATCTGGAAATTGAGTACGATCCAACGCTTCTGCAAATTCGTACGCATCTTGGCCCGCATGGCTTTCAACCAAATTGATCAATGCATCGTGATATGCATCTGGTAAATTTTCTGTTGGTACAATTAGACAATAGTAAGCATCACCTGGTAGTGTACGATATGCCACTAAACATTTTTTATTAGTAGCTTTGACCCTACCAATGTGCTTTAATTCACTCATTATTTCTTTGCTCCTTCAGCTTGCTTGGCAACTTGGTCCAAGAATGCAGTTAACTTAGTATAAGTTTGTCCAACTGCTGTCATTTCGTTAGGTTTAAAAGCACCCCGCGAACTGGCAATATCAATGATAACTTTCATTGCATTTAGGTCGTTGATATTCAATTCGTTCGCCGGCTCTTGGGTTGCAGTTTCTTGAGCTTGCGTGTTTTCTTGTACAGTATCAGTCATAATATCTCCTTAAGTAAGTACGTATATAATTTATCTCGTCTGCAAATGCGGACAGGCAATTGTGAAGAAACTGAGTTCCTTTTCACTTTCAAAGCCTATTTTAGTGTTGTGTGCAATGGTATTTGTACGATCCACAGTAATACCTTGCCCTATATAATACCTATTATTGAGATTCTTTTTAATCCAATCGTCAATATTTTTATACAGTGTGGGATTGTATCTATCTAAATGTGTGTATTTGAAATGCGGACAGGCAAACTCAACCCTCCGCAAATCGAAATAATTCAGAGGATTGGGCTTGCCGTTCTTTAGACTCATGCTTCTTCTGTGGCCATGTCGTAGTAGGCAAACTCGCCCCACGGTGGAACAATACTGTTATTTCCGTGGATGATGAACACTGTATCACAGTAGTTCTCGTCGCCCCAGCTGCCATACGGATAACCGTCTGTAAACATAATAAACTTTTTAGGATTGATATTATGTTCCTTCATGTAATCCCAGTTGGCATCAAATTCAGTTCCACCACCACCCATAACTTCATAAGTGTCAAACTCATCCATAGAGTATCCATCGAAATCTTGTTCGTTGTATACTCGAGTATCAAAGCACCAAACTTTAATTTTAAAGTCTTTGTACTCTTGCATAATGCCTTTAATTTCTGTTAAGAAATCTTTTGCTTGGTCGTCACCGATTGAACCACTCATGTCAATTGCTACACAAATGTCAATAGTTTCTTCGTATGCAGAACCAGGCAGTATTGCACTCATGTGCCAGCCCTTACGATTAGGACGCATAAAGCTGTAATCGTATTTGATAGTACTTTGAATTTGCTGACGCAAAATTTCACGCCAGTTCATTTTAGGTTCTGTGAGATCTTTAATCATGCGTTGAACACTTGCAGGTACATTTCCCGCACCCGCTGCCTGTGCCGCTTGCATTGTTGCTTCGCGGATCTCGTCACGAATTTGTTTCAACTCTTCTTTGCTGTACTTAGGCTGACCATCTTTGCCGTCCTTGTCACCCCAGTCAATGTGGTCGTCGAGTAATTGTCCCAACTGATTAAGTTCTTCCTCGTCCATCTCATCAAAGATTTTGTCGTAAACTTCTTCTGCACCCATACCGTAGTATTTAGGATCATGGAAGATTTTAATACCTTCGATATTATGTTCGCCAATGCGGTCCCGTACCAATTGACCATTTACACAATAGTCAGCGGCAATGTTAAAGATGCGTGGATTACGACCTTCGCGACGTCCCATGTGGTCAAACACATTATGTAGAATTTCGTGTGCAATAACAAACTCAACTTGCTTAACTGACAGCGGAGTAAAAAATTCTCGATTAAAAAAGATAGTGCGTCCGTCCGTTGCGGCAGTACCCATCCATTCTGTACCTTCTTGAATTTTCAAACGGGTAGCCATGTTGCCGAAAAACGGATGACGAAGTAATAGACCCACACGGGCTATAATAATTTTATCAATAATTGGATCTACGTGTGACATATTTGCTCCTGAATGTTTACTATGTATATAGTATAACACCTCCCGAAGGAGGTGTCAAATAGTGCTAAACTGAATTAATTCTTGTCAGTTGCGGCCGCAATGTACTTGCCAAATTTGGCATGGAACTTGTCAAAGCATTCGATTTCATCTGGATCCAATGGCAATTTGTAAGTACTCAACGCCAATTTAGTTCCCATTATAACCAATTCTGTTTCAAAGTTATCCATAATAAACTGGAAGAAGTTATTAACTTGTTCATTCCAGTTTTTAGCTTTCTTGTCGCATGAATCTTTCAATTCGTAGCACAGGGACACAGTCAAAGAGTACATGGCCGAAATTTCTTTTGACTCCATCTTCTTAACTTTACCATTCAAAATGTCTGTAGGGTTAGGCATTTTGCTAGAGTGTTTACGGTGTGCCATAAACTTAATAGCAAGACCTTCACCAACTGAGCCCGACACCAAATCAGTCAATGTTTCGTTATCGCAGTCATCGTCATGCAACAGTTCGGATACAAAAGACCAAGAGCGTGGAGTAGCAAAAGCACGTGAGCTAGACTTTGGATCAAAGTCGTACAAGTCCTTTTTACTGAAGCTCAGGAAACCAACCACGTCCTTGTGAACCTTGTTTTCAGCGGCCCACTCAAAGTAGTCGTCCCACTCAACAGTCATTTCCAGGTGAACAAAGCGGTTAGCCAACGGAGCAGGCATACGGAATGTCACACCCTTGTCAGTTTCACGATTACCAGCCGCTACCATAACAACATTGTCTGGCAGTTTATAAGTACCAACACGGCGATTCAAAATTAACTGATAAGCCGCGGCCTGTACACTAGGAGCCGCACTGTTCATTTCGTCCAAGAACAGCACAATCTTCTTGTGCTTTTTGGCAAACTCTTCGTCGGGCAATTCGCTGGGAGGTGCCCAAACCATTTTATTAACATTGCTATCAAAGTAAGGAATACCTTTAATGTCAGTAGGTTCCCACAGGCTCAAACGCACGTCAATAACGTGAGCGTCAAGTTCTTCGCCCAACTGTTTAATAATGTCGGACTTGCCAATTCCTGGAGGTCCCCAGATAAAGATTGGACGCTGATTTTTAAAAGCCTTACGCAAAGACTTTTTGGCATTTTTTGGGCCGACTGTGCGGCTAAGGATCTCGCTCATATATTTCCTATCTTAGTTAAAAAAATGTTGTTGAACTAACGCTGTTTATGTATGTATTATACAGCGGAATAGGAGAAGAGTCAAGTGCTTTTTAAGAAGTTTTTGCCAAAATTTACAATTCTTTTTGGCGTTCGGTCATGGCCTTAACCAAACCAAATTTACGGATGTCGTCCGAAAACAACATCAATTCAAACCCTTTTCTTTCGGCAAAAACGGTAATACTTTGGTTAGTAAGGTAATATGGACAATCCACATACCTCTCCAAAAAGATAATTGTTTGCGGACTAAGTTCGATTGGTTCGGTAAATGGAATTTCGTATTCTTTAAGTTCCAATTCCTTAACCAAAAACTCATAACCGTCGTCACTTAGACGGAATGCATTTGGTTTATTAACACGATTAGATTGCCACCATTTATGGCTGTACAAGTTTATATTAGCATCATCTGTACTCTTACCCCATTGTTGTAAAAATATCTTAGTCAATGCAGTTCTTGTTATCATTTAACGACTGTGCCACTTGTTAGCTTAACAACTTGAAAGTCGGTTGTGCCAAATGTTAAATTCAATTTTTTAGCAAGATTTCTAGCATGTCCAGGGTTGCTAAATGATACTTTTTTATACTTAGGGCCAGGATAGGAGGTAAGACTGTTAAACGATTTTAAATTAAACGGCTCGTTCTTATAGAACACAGCCCAAATGGCTTCTGCCTCTAAAACCTGCTCGGCTTTATAGGTCTTCTTGTTAGTGTACTCTAAAAGTACTTTGGGTTTTGGTCTCGACATAATATGCGTATCCTGATAATATACGCATATATTTATCCTTATTTTGACTCACCAAACCCGCCGCCATCCATTTGTACATTTATAACTTCTGTAGCAGAATTGCTTTTAACCGCGTTATAAACAGTTTCTAAGTCACGATTTAACTTGTCTAACATTTCGGTCAGTGTTAGACTTAGCAATCGTGCTTGCTGGATAGACAACTTGACTTCTTTTTGCTGACCCAACTCAGCCGCTCTCATTGCCTGGATAAACTGTGCAACAGGGCTGGTATTAATCGGATTTTGCATTGGTAAGAATTGCCTTCATTTCGAATTTATCTTTAAACGGACCCTTGTAAGGATACCGTTCGATTGTAATTGCTTTTGGGCAAAAACTCTTGACCCAGCCTTTGTTAAACTTAATAACATAATAGCCCGCACAATACAGACTCTTGCTTTGTTCGCTTTTGGTAAACAAGGGCAATTTACGTCTAACATCATACATGCTGTTGAATGGCGAACACAGTGTTGGATATCCGTGACACTCGTGTGTTTCTTCCACAGCAGTTACTTTGACTTTTGTATTTTTTAAAAAGAAATTACTGCCAAATTGCTTGGTCAAATCTTCTTTCTTGTTAAACATAACTTCGCCATTAGTGCTACTGAGAATAAATTTATTGTTTTCTTTCTTGTGTAGTGTAGCAATTTTAGTACCGTCTTGCTCTACAATCCAAAACTTGCCGTCAACAATAGGTTTTGCGTATATATCTGTCATTGTTCTTTCCTCACAATTATCTGTCTTATTGGGACATGTTTCTTTATAAACACATTCTTCTGTAATATACATTTTTATTCTTCAGTTGGAAACGGCCACTGTGCAAAAGATGCTTTAATTTCTGCACTTGTTGGACGTTTTGATAATTTTATATTTTCTTCAATAACTGTACCATCATCTTCGCACAGGTCAATTTGATACGGTGCAATAATATGCACGGCAGTGTCTTCTTCTGCCCATTCATGCTCTCCGTCGAATAACCAACCTGCACCACCTTCGTAGTACAATTCTTTGAGTTCTTGCTGTTCTAGTTCGCCGATGTCATCACTGAATTCCCACTCAACGCTGACGCTGTCATCAAACTCACAACCCCAACCTACATCTGCTCGAGCGTAGGCAACGTTGTCACCTTGCCAAGGAAGATTGCAATCTAAGTCACCTTCAACAAAGCCCTGCCCCCAGCGATAAGTTTCGTCGATGTTAAACCAACTTACAGAACCGTCTTTGTTACCACGAAACATTTCCACATGATAAACAATGCTTTTCTTTTCAAGTGGTTTGATTAGATATACTTTAGACATATTAATTCTCCTCGAATAAATTTAATGCCGCTTTTGTAAGCGGATATCTTGCTTGAAAAGGTTCAGCATATGATTGAATATTATCAGCAATCTTTTTCATGTCGTAACTGTTGCAGAATTTTAACATGCGGATACCAACTTGGTCTACTGTCTTTGGTACTGCATGTGTTGCAATTGTTTCACGTATATGTTCTTTAATATCGTCGGGTTGTGCAGTTAAATCGCATAACTGTACATTACGTTGATAGTCTTCCATAACACGATGTTCTTGTCCATTGTGGTCAACCCAACGTTGCAACATGAGATTGTTCCAACTATATCCTTTGGATTTACGGTCTTCGAATGCTTCAGTAAGACCAACTTTATTCTTTGAACCTTTAGTACGCACACCTGGGAAAGCACTAAACACATTGTCGCTTGTATCACCACGCATACATTTTTCAAACAGCATCCATTCTGGATCTTGTGCAGCCTTTGGTAATCCTGTCTTTTTATCTTTAACAGGTTTGCCCTTAGCATCAAAGGTGCCTTCGTGAGTAATATGTAAATCGCCTACACCGTTATATTGACTAACATTGTGTGTAATCAATTGTGCAAAATCTCCGTCTGTTGAAATGATCACGTGCTTGTCGGTTGGATGTGCTTGTACCCAACCTGCGATCAAATCATCTGCTTCTAAGCGAGGATGTTGCATTACTGTGCAGTTAGTTTTCTCTGCTACAAAGTTTTTAAACTCATCAAACGCTTCCCAGAAGATCTTTTCTTCTTCTGCTTCCTTGGCAGTATGTGCCGCACGTACAGCAGTTCGATTAGCTTTGTAAGGAGTGTAAAAATCTTTACGCCATGAGCGACCTTCGAGGCAGAACACTACATGAGTGCCGCCAAAGTCTTTCCATGCTTTCTTGATACTGTTAAATGTAATATGGAATGCCATGCCAAGTTTAATATCGGCAGCACCTTGTACAACGTGTCTAGCACGAAAGAATGTGTTAGCAGTATCAACAATAATATATGTCATTCAATTTCCGATTTGCCACCCGGCAATTTTCTTACATTAATATAGCCAGCACCACGAGTAGTATCTTGACCTTCGTCGGCTAGCACGTTTCGGGCTAGATCTTTGAACCAACGATCCACGATCTCTTCATCCGGATCGCCTTCAAACCCATAGCCTTCTTGTTTTAATTGTACTACAAACTCGGCATTCCAGTCAAGCTCAAAAAAGCCATTTCTGATATTATCTTTGTTGACATGTGTATTCAGTACAGCAACCCAGGATTCGCCTTTGGCAGTTGCACGTTCTTTTGGAGTCAATTTGGCCTGTATTTCGGCCGCTTTTGCATCTTCAGCTTCTTTTAAATGTTTGGCAGTTTCGTCTACAGTTGTTACCAATTTAGCCTGTGTTTCGATAAGTGCCTGTTCAACCTTATCCAAACCAGTTATACGTTTAAAGAATTTGGTTAACATCAAGTACCCCACTCGTTTTTAAACAATGGCACTTGTAATCTATCGCTGTATCGCCATCCACGCTTCATAGCTGCCAGTGCTACATTCTTTGCGTTAAGTGTATAAACACTTTCTACACCACCTACCGGCATTAGATAAACGTGTCCGTTAAATCCTGCTTCTCTAAATTCGTCAACAGCGTGTTCTGCATCAATGATATCTTCCGCTGTTGCTACTACAAATTTAAGATACACTACACCTACTTCTTCGTACTCACACACAACTTCCGGGCGAATAGCGTCAAACCAATTCTCGCCACTTGCTGGAAGTTTAGCACTCACGCTAAATGTTACACAACGTTCGCCTGGAATCTGCATAGACCAATCTTGCAAGTATTCTTTAAATTCTGGTGTAAGCGGTTGAGTACCGTTTGTTTCAAAAGTAATTTCCTTCAATTGTTTCATATAAACATGATCCAACAATTCAGGATAAGCACGTTGCCAACCTAGTAGTGGTTCGCCACCTGTGATAACCAAGTGCTCGTCTACCCATGTCTTGTATGGAAGAATTTCCATAATGCGTTCTGCAATAGCATCGCTTGTGAGCATTGGACTTAGATCTTTAAAACGTGGATCCCAACTGGCGTAACTATCACATCCTGAACTCACTAGTGGCAAGTCTTCGTATTTGAAAAACTTTTTAATATCGGCCGCAATGAAATCACGTTCTTTGCTTTGCTCGCCACGTGGCATGCCAAATCCGTCACAGGTAAAGTTGCAACCAAATGTGCGTAAAAACACAGACGGAACACCCATGTAGCGTCCTTCTCCTTGAATACTATAAAATAATTCTGCTATTTTAATTTTTGACATTTTGTTTCCTAAAATCTTCTACATCGCTAATTGCTAATTGTAACACACTTGCATAGTTAAGAGCTTGTTGTTTGGTTAAGTGTACTGCTGATTCAGTATCTATATAGCCTTTAGTTAGCAATGTCCAAATATGATACCATCGTGCTTTGCTCCACCAGTTTGTTTTGCCTGTGGTATAAATGGTCACAACAATGTCGCAATCATCTGCTTCCACCCACATGTTGTGATTGTGATTTTCGTCACCGCAATTACAAGCAATCCGGTAGACTTTTGAATTGCCCCAGTCGTTCGTTTTTAGTATACCCTCGGCTGGAATCTGCGGAGTCATTTAAGAACCTCTAGCATAGCAATCTTAGCTATCTTCTCACCAAAATCTTCATCTTTTCCAATAATGTAGATATCGTGGAAGTTACGATCTTTCTGACGATCGTACCGGCTAAACTCTACAACCTTGCCACCAATGGCATTATATACTTTGAATTGTAGTGTAGGATCACTGTTGACATCTCTTGTACTAACACTAATACTATTTTTAGAAGTGGAATAACAATCGGGTTGATCTCTAACGTTATCCCAATCCTCACGAACCCATTTAACCACCATTTGTTTTAACCAGTTCATAACTTCATTATCCTTTCGATTACTTCTATAGCCTGTGTAAATTCTTTTCTTTCTAATTGTGCTTCGATGGCCTTTTCGTAGTCGTTACGCAATTGTCTTAGATATGGACGCATTTGATATGTAGCATATGGTTGCGACCATCTAATAGTATATAGATATTTTGGAATCATCGTGGAGCAAACTCTTGTTGCATTTTAATGTTATCAAAGAATTCTTTCTTTGTACCCATGTCGCTATTAAATGCACCTTTGAGTACTGTAGTCTGTGTTAGACTAGAGTGTGCCATAATGCCGCGATTCTCGCAACATCCATGAATCGCTTGTATGTACACTGCTACATTTTCCGACTCAGTTGCTTTCATTATTTCGCGGGCAATGTCGTTACAGAGTTCTTCTTGCAGTGTTCCTCGGCGAGCACACCACTGTGCTATTCTGGTATACTTGCTGAGACCAATAAGTTTATTAGCGGCAATGATACCGATGTAGGCAACCCCAGAGACAGGCTGGTGGTGATGAGAACACATACTTCGTAGCTCACTACGTACCACAAGCATACCTTCGTAACGATCGGCGCTGTCATTTGGAAAAGCTGTTGCATCTGGTGCTGGTTCATATCTACCTTCCATGATTTCATTGAAGTACATCTTGGCAAGTCGTCTTGCAGTACCTTTTGAGTTAGGATCGTTTTCTCGATCAATTAGCAAACGATCAAGCACTAGTTCAAATGCTGCTGTAGCTTCATCGATTAGTTTATCTTTATCACCTTCATGTAGGTAATCACTTATATTGTCGCCAGCCCAAAAACGTTTGTTATCACGTTTCATCTTAGTACGGATTACATCTGCAAAGTAGGCTTCTTGATAACCTTTGTCAGACATATCTTCGCCCGCCTTGATGTAGACTTCTTTGCCTAAAGGTGTGTAGTTGTCCGGAACAAACGTATTGCCGGCGTCTGAGTGAAATACTGGATCTGGTGAGAATTCTTTATTAGTCATTATTACTCCTATGTTTGTATTATATAGGTTTATTTAGGTTTTTGCAAGATATTTGATGTTAAATGTTTTACAATCGTTCGCTTAGGAGTATACGACATAAATCAGCGTCTCTTTTTGATTTGAAGCAAAATGTCATGAAGTCTCCGGTTGGGGAATACATAAAACGTTGTCCCGGTAATCCAAATACTTCTACCACCATAGCACACGTTTCATTCCACCAAAATTCTCCATTGGGAGCATGCCAGCCAACAATGACTTCATGATCACTAGGAGACATTACAGATCTTTCCCTGCCAAGTCTTGCTGGCCAGTTTGATATTTTTCTAAACGTTCTTGAAACTGTTCTTCTGTGAGCCCGTGCCAACCAATACACTTGCCTGTTGGACTACGACCACAACCGCATTTTCCAAAATCTTTTGGGTCTTCTTTTACTCTAATTTGCATATCTTTCTTTCCAAAAATTGCGTCGTAATTTGCATTGTATGCATTTAAATTTGTTGGACGCTGTTTGCTACCTTTACTCATTTACCAATTCCATTTCACACAAATTATTATCAGTGAGTTCTTCTTTGTTATCAGTGATCCATTGACTTCTTGGCAAACACAAATAACAAACTTTACGTGAGTCGGATTCTATAGATTCGACAGTTGATTTAATTTGCAAAAATTCGGATATCATGATGTACCTTTTTCCAGTGACAATAATTCATCTTGTAGATATTTTTTATATTCTATTAGAGTTTCGACTTTTCGAGGGCTTTCACTATCCGCTTGTAATTTTTGAATATCCGTATCCACAGTTTCTATTTTAGCTTTTAATGCTTGAATTGATAAATCACTCATTTTTTCAACCTTGTAGCAATGCTGCCGCCAAATAAAATAGCAAAAGCTGCCCATGTTTCCCATGTTAGCGGAATTTGTAATACTGGGAACAAAGTGTTCAAAGACCAGATACCTAATATAGGTCCGATTGCAATGGCAATTATAATTAGTGCAATGCCTACTATAAGTTTAATTAAAGCTGATGTCATTTCCAAAATTCCTCCCAAGGATAAACTAACCAACAATCTTCTTCCGCTTTGTTGACTTCCCATACTGAGTAATCAACATCTTCCTTGCTAGCCAGATTGTTAGTTAGCGTAGCAAAGCGTACATTTTGTCCCCATACATGTTCCCAACGTGCGTCATTGGATAAACACAATTCTTGCCAATCTTTCTTGATCCATGCAATAGTAGATCCTTGATCGTTTATATCATCTACTACGAGAATATTTTTACACAATGGGTCTCCAACTTCTGCGGCATTATAACCAAACGCATCTTCAGCCATTCCGCAATTACTTACAGTAGCGCCACCGTCTCGCAAACTAACATCTAATGATTGCATAGGAATACTCATATACTGACTTAGTAATACAGCAGGAATAGATCCACCACGGGTAATACCTACAATATAGTCTGGACGCCAATCGCTATTGTTGATTTGTCTAGCAATATCTAAACAAGCACCTTCTACTTGTTGCCAAGTATAGTAAATCTTTTTCATAATGTTAAGGCGTGGGCAAGTGTGTTTAATTCACTTTTAGTCATAAAGAAATTATAAGTTTGTGAATCGGTAACTTCACCATCCTTTAAACTTTCTTGAATAATATCAAGACTAAAAAGTCCGTTAACAGCAAGTACTTCGTGTTTTACTAAACGTACTCGAAATCCTTCAGATTTTTTAACTGTCATTTCCTTGCGTGTACTTGCAACTGATTCGTGTAACATTATTTTGATTCCTTTATTGCTTCAAAAGTTCTATACTTACCCAATGCCGCAATGTATTCATCATACAATTTCTTTAGCTTTGGGTGCTTCTTTTCTAGTATAACATCTCGTTCGGGAATTTGCAAGACTTTTTCGATTGTGTTTAACCGTTCTTCTAAGTCAACACCGTTAAGTACCAGCCGACCTTTGACTTCTAGTTCCGGGGGATTGTTTTTAGCAACCAATATGTTGTCATATGGACTATTATTAACCCAGCTTGTACCGTTTGATCCACTTGTTAAAAATTGTCCTGCTATAGTATTAGTGGTATACGCTTTTCCAATAGTTAGTGGTGCGGCCGGCGGTATTGCCCCGTATCCTACTGATACCGTGCTGCCAACTAATCCGTTACTGACGGCGTTCTTCGAGGTACTTGTCATTGTGTATCCATTTGTTGTTTACTAAAAATCCCCATTCTTGTTTTTGCGGGCCAGGAACAAACAAGGTCCATGCTGTTACTTCTGGCACAAGCTCAATTCGGTGATAACTGTTAGCACTGCAAAATCTAAAATGTCCAGGCCCACGCCAATGTTTGGTTTCACTGACCATTCGGCCATGTTCAAAATTGGGAGTGTATTCATAGTAACCGCCTTTTAGTATCAGTGTGGCATAGGGCCACGGATGATCATGCACATCACCAGGATCTCCTTTGTGAAACTTGTGTAAGAACACATTGAATGGAAAATGCTTACGTTCTTTTAAAAACAAGTAGTAACGAGTCAGCAAGGGTTCGTTGCACTGACGATCCATAATGATCCGTTTGCGATCCAGCTTCTCTAACCAATCAAGGCCGAGGTCTTTTATTTTTTGGAGTATCATAGTCATCCCGCACTAATTTATACGTTGTTTTAAACTTGTCAAATGCAATTGCCAGTCCTGGATACTCTTTACACATTTTTTGCACACGATCAAAGTCTGGAAATTGATTAACCCACTCTTCGGGCAAATTTATTGTGAATGATGAAGTATCTATACTGTTTATTGCACCAATTTGTACTGTGGAGATTGACGGAAATGTAATAGTGCCACTTGTACTATACGTGTATGATGACGGTGATGATACATATGTTATACTATTGCCAATTGTACTAATTGAATTAAAATCAATAGTATCTAAACTAGTTATGGTTATTGTATCGTCCGATGTTGTCGAGTAAGACGCGACCTGAGAAGAAATTGTCATGTAATGCCTCCGTTTGTTTATGTAGCATAGGAAGTCTAGTTTTATAATTTTCCATATGCTCGATTATTGTTTTGCAAATAAAAGGTCTATATCTAGAATATGCTTCAAAACTTTCAGTCCATTCGCTAGGATATTTAAATGTATCAAATGCCATTTCACTATAACTAAGCCTATCAGGAATCATAGGTATAGAATCTACAATAGCACCTTCATACCAACTAATACCCAGTGTTTCTTGCAAGTTAGCAGAGAACACCATTTTACTTTCGCCTAACAATGTATGATACTCGTGTTTGCTAAGTTGTTGATCTTGACACACAATAAATTCATATTGGGGCAAATATGTAGCCAAGTCGCGGAAGATATCAACTTGTTTCTCAGGTGCTATTCGATGAGGAAACAATATAAGGTCACGCTTTTTGAGACCTTTATATGCAGTTAGTGTATCTTCCATATACTCCATGGGCCAACCAGTTCGCACAATCTTTGGTTCTTCACCTTTTAATATTTCGTCAAGGTGTTCACTAAACCAAGGATTTTCTGTAGGATAATCGTTTAACAGATTTGCATAAAACATTGTAATATGAAAGTCTGTAGCAAAGTAGTTGTGGTCAAAGGCATAGAAGAATGATTTCTCAGCATGCCTAACCCAAGGCTTGTTGCCAACTAGTCGACCAAGAAAATCTTGCGGATCATAACTGCCAGCATGCCATAAGCCATGAGTGACTACTGGAATGTTCAGTAACTCACTCATGTACTTGAGATTGATGATACCAGGGTGCCAAGCATCAGTAAATATAAAATGGTCACCTGGGCAAACGGCTCCGTCGCAAAATAACCTACCCATGGTTTCAACTTGCTTAGCCTTGTAGATATTAGTGCCGCCAAAGTTGAGAAATGCTCCAGGAGTGGTAGCACTAGGAATGTCCGTAGGACCTGATATAATGTTGACATTGTGTCCTGCCTTTCGTAAGAGATCAGGCACATGAGTCTTCCATTGACCCGTATACCTAGTCTCAACCGATTCTAAATCAATTAAGAATATATTCATTATACTCTGTTGTATTGAGGCTTAGTGCCTTGGTAAGGTTTGCGCTCGCCAGTCCACACTTTCTTTGGACGCTTGCTCTTTTCAAAGTTTCTCCATGCCCAGCTTTCGCGGTTATAAAGATCCGCTTCGTCGAATGGAAACATTTCCAATCGGCAAAAATCTAGATATGCCTCAAGGTCATCAAAGATCTTAACAATCTCAGGCCGGTTTTCGAAATAATTGTTGTCTTTGTAATTTTTATTAGCCATGATAGCCTCTCAATATTTAATAAATGAACCATTTTCTCCGTCTTCGGAGACCTCAATCCAAACCTCACGGTTGGGATACTTTGCAGAGATAGCGTCAAACAAATCGCCTGACATCATCTCACAACTCTTAAAGTCTAAACTTAGTGTAGCATCTTTATAAAGATTTAGCAACCATCGTTTGAACTGAATAAACTCAATGTCACGATCGTCATGTGTGACACCAATCCAAACTTTAAAGTGGAAGATGTGACGATGTGGATAGCCCAGGAAACTTACGTCATACTCATCACCTGTAGCAAGTGCTGGATCTGTAAGTGCGGCTGGATACTTGTGCATACCTTCTTTGTTAAAGGTAACCCAAATCATTTTGTTAGGTCGAATGTCTTGTTTAATAATCATAGTGTTGTATCTTGTGTGTACTGATCCCAGTGAGTATACTTGTCTTTACTCATCAAGCTCTGTAAGTGATGTGTCCACACACCTGGATTTGTAGCACCCCAAGTTTGATCATCCAGTTTAAGTGTGGCATTGTAGTTGAGTTGATTGATGTAAGGCAGCTTGACACTAATCATAGGTACAAACTTGGGATATTCGTTATATCCAGACTCTAGTACACCTTCAATGTGTTCAACACCAAAGTCTAGCGAAACCCAGTAGTCTGCTTTTAGACAGCCAATAATAACGTCATCCCAAGATTTGTATTCTTCTTGTGAAATCGATTTGGGATTAAAACTTTGACTAGTGCCAAAGTAGATATGCGTACAATCTTTATCATTTGCCTTGTCAAAAATTTCTTCTAAAGACGGTGTTCCGACAACAAACAATGTTTTCATACCATAACAAATAGTATGTTCAACTTCGTAGCCTGTAAAATAAACGACATCTTGCCGTTCTTCAGTGTTTAGTCCCATTTGATATAACCTCTGCTGTAACCATTTGGACGATCCGTACCATCCGCAAATGCTTGCTGCCATTCAGTGTTACGATTATAACACTTTGTCCAGAAACTATCAACCTCAATCTTACCGTTTGTAATCCAATATTTGGCATCTACCATACATTGGTAAAACTTATCGTTGCGTGGACTGGGCTTGATAGTGGTAACGGCCTTCCAAAGTTGTTGTTGTGCTTCTTTATGACTAACAGCCTTACCAACAGCATCAATAATTAGTGCATTGTTATTTAGATTAATTTCTGTACCTAGTTCATACTTGCCACTCAAATCAATCACTACATCGTAGGTTTCGTTAGTGGCTATTAATAGTTTGTCTCCCCACAACTCTATGTTGTGTGAACCTAGCACATCAATTCTAAAATCCAATGCATTAATCTCTAACACTTGATGTGCAACATAAGCAAGAAATCCACTACCAATAATTAACAACTTCTTACCTGAGCCACTACGTTTGGCAATTTCTTCCATCGGTTGATACACAATATTGACTGCACAAGCAACAGGCTCTAATATATACTTTGGATCCGCTTCGGGGACTTGTACGTATTCATATTTACGAACATTGTAATAATCTGAATAAGCAGGTTCACCCCGTGTGGCAACAATATCACCAACCTTAGTCATACTAACATTACTTTTAGTAACAACTCCGATGCCTTCATGACCACTCATGTGCAAGGGTAATGGACCAAACTCTCCAACCATCATGTCAATATCACTACGACATACGCCAGTCATTAGTGCTCGAACTTCGATTTCATTATCTGCTGGTTCGGGTTTATCCCATGCTGTTTCGACAAAGTTACCATCACCGTTTGTAAATAGGATTCTACTTCTCATAGTTTTTCAATTATTCCGTGTATCCAAGTATCTTGCTCGTATTGTTCTGTCCAAAATTTAGCATCATCAACACGATCGATTGCTTCTTTGATCATAGCTTGATATGCTTCTTCGGGACACCATCCTAGTTCAAAACGTTCTACACTGTTATCCGGCATTATGAATTCAATGGAACTATCGTCATCAATCATGCTACGCCAGTTGGCAGCACACGACCATTTGTCACCAAAGTTGATAACACATACATCATCCACATCATATGTTCCTGTAGGATTAACAACACCATAGTCTGTGCTATCAATATCTTCTAACCGCCAAGCTGATAGTGTAGTGTTACCTTTAACTTTGTCTGCTCGCCAGTGTGGATTCATAGCAATATATAAACTTAACAAATGTGGCATTAAATCACGACTAACACCGCCAAATGCTAATTTCTTAGTAGTAAACCAACTACCAGGACTGGGAATACAATTTCTACGTAGCCATTTAATCTTTACCGACTTAGACTTTGTAGCTGACTCTTTCAATTCAGCAATATTACTACGCCACATGTTGTTTTTAACCATGATGAAACGGGTATACTTGTATTCTTCTAGTAATCGTTGCCACGTAAAGCTATTTGAAACACCTGGCTTTTCGATAAACACAATTTTACTACATGGTGCAACTTTACTTGCAACATCAAAATGTGTAAAGTTAGGAGTACAGATATGTGCAGTGTCAAATGTTTTGTAGATAAGAACTGCTTGATCCACAGACGTGTACATTGCACCTTTCTTTGGATCTTGATCTACAGTAATAATCTCATGTCCAAGTTTTTCTAGAACAGTCTTGTACAACTGTCCTATACCCATACCAACAATTAGGCTACGCTTCATTTTTAGTTTGCTCGTAGGATTTAAACAAACGGGTTACTGCTTCCATTTGTTCTTGGAATACATCTGGTGCGCCATCTGCCGCACGTTTCATATCCCAGTCGCTAGGATAATGTCGTAGACAACTTCTAGCTCGATCTTTAATTGCTTTTGGAACTCGGGGTGTAGACAGAATCTCAACTAAAAACTTTTGAGTCTGTACTACTGCTCGATATCTTTCATCGGGTAATGTCATTTTATAGCTCTTTTCATGAAAGTTTTCACGGGTAATATTATACACCGGATTCTAAATCATCTAATTTTTGAGTATCAAATTCTTCTTCGTCTTCTAATTGTACACTATCTTCGTCCACTTCGTCAAACAAAGCGGAGAACATTCCACTTGCATTGACTGTTTTCTTTCCAGTTGCACCACGAGTACCGGGAATAGCCTGCCAAAATTTATCAAATCCGTCAATAATAGCAACAGCAGTTTCTCTATCCGGAGCACTAAAAATAGCATCCACTACATCTTTAAAGTAGATGCGTTCAAACTTTTCATCCACTAACATGGCAGGACATAATCCAGCGTCATATTGGCGATTAGCTTCTTGTACACTATTCAAATGCAACCAAACATTATGCCCCATCATAATTGCGTAAGTAAAACTATCCCAGCTAGTTTTACCTTCTTTACCTATCTTATTTAGGTCACCGGGTCCGTATATACATATATCTTTAACTTCTACTCCGTCCATTAAAGGACTAGTTGTAAATGATTTAAAGTGCTTGTCTTGTACAACGACATCTTGAAAGAGTCGTGTGTCTTTGCTGTACTTTTTATTGTCCAAACTTGGCAACATTCTATACAACCACTTTTGTCTATCTGTAATTTCTGTTTGCACATAAATCTGTCCATTTGCAGTGGCAAGAAACGGACTAGCACAGTCAAAACTAATTGTAAATTTAGAATTGTGATACTTGCGAACAGCACGTTGGATATCTGTTAATAACAATGCCCACTCAAGTTTACTTGTGCCAAGAAAGTGCATCCAGTCTTGATGACCTTCTTCTAGTAATCCGTCGAACTTCAATGCTACTACTCTGCGTAGTACTAGATCTACATCGCACATGTTTTGTCCGCCCATGGCCCAACCATTAAATGGTCGTTCATATTTTGTTGGGTCGCAGAAATCTTTCATTTGCTGATACCAATCTTCTGCTTGATCGTGATTTTCTCCCTGTAAAACATTTAAGAATTTACAAGCACCTGTACGATGTTTAATAAAGTATTCGTTATTATACTTGGTAGCACTAACTGATTGATCGTAACTGGCAATACCACTATTCTTAGCGCCAACTGGACTACGACCAACCCATGCCGGAATATCAAGCACCATACCATAATCCATTAATGCATCCATCCATGCTAATACCTGTTCACGTTTTTTTTGTGCCGCATCTAGTTTTGCCTGATACAGTTTAACGTGATCAATTTTAGTATATTTGGGATTACCATTTTTATCTGTCTTTGGATCACCAGTTGGATGTACTTGCGGTACAAGTTCAACACCTTTTGCAACTGCTTCAGCCATTCGTTGTGCAACTACTGGGCCGCTTGGATCATTCCACTCGCCTTCCCATACACCTTTACCAATCTGGAATCCGCCTGAGTCGCCTAATACCCAACTTGTTGTACGATCTCTATTGCGGAACATGTCTTCACTAGGATCAGGTTTAGACAAATCTAAGTTAGCATGACCAGCCGAGTACAAACAATGGTCAAAGTAAAATGCCGCATTTGGATTCAAGTAGTTCATCGCTTCAATACCCATAGGTCCAAAGCTCGCTGGAATACGAGCAGGATCCACATAGTTACTATAGCGTTGTTTGCCTATGTATGTGCTATAAAATCCTGACGTTGCTGGCAGGAAATACGCATAATCGCTTTGTGCGGCTGTCAGGTTTTTATTCATTATTTAGACTGTGCTGGAAGAATATACTCGTATGTAGCAATACCACTATCAACTGTAATGTTCAATGCACCTGCATCTGCAATACGCATTGTGATATCTCCGGTTAGATTCAAAATGCTTTGAACCTGATTAACAGGCCACGACCATGTTTGGCGCAACTTACCATCTATACCTGCTTGGAACACAAACGAACCAGCGTGTGTGCTTGCATCACCGAAACTAAACACTAGATCGTTGCCTTCTGTTTTAACTTGGAAGGTTTGTTCTTCTGAGTGTGCATTTGCTTGAAACTTAAGACGTTGAATACTAGCCATGCTTGGTTGAAACTCAATGTCCCATTTAGCACCTTTGAATTTAACACTCTTCAATTTTTCATTGATAATGTCTTGATTCATAAAACGATAATCGTTTTGGAAATCGCCAAGTCCGTTCTGAAAGTGCAGTCCTGTAGGAATTGTTTCTCCATTGCGTTCTTGTTTAACAACCGAAATAGTTGCATTTTCCTTATACTCTGGACACTTTAGGTGAATGTCCAATTTGTTTAAGTTAGGCATACCAAATGTGCCTTCAAAGTCGTCGACTGGACTATGTGTTTTTGCATTAACAATAACTGACCGATCTTCAGCCATCGATTCAATGCTTGTTTCTTTAGTAGTTGATGATACTTTGACCAAAGGCAAAAAGCCCAAGCTGTGTGTATGCGCTACTAGATCTTGTAAAAAGTGTTTCATGTTATTCTCCATATGTTGTGATTATACTTAGATTTTTTGACAATGTCAAGGATTTTTCCTAACCTTCTTGTTGTATTCCACCGATTCATTTAGTATACTAAATGGTGCATTGATTGTATTGGCATAGTGTACAAACGCTTCGGTATCCTTTGGAAAACAAGCACCACCGAATCCTCGTTCACTATCTAATCCTGGTACCAATGTATGACTATTACCAATGCGACTATCGTGTGTGATCATTTGTCTGACCATTTTATAATCGGCACCGTTTTGCTCGCAAATGTCATACAGTTGATTAAAAAATGCAACCTTTGTTGCTAGGAATGCATTGATGCTGTACTTGACTGTTGCCGCTTCTACTATAGTACAGTGAAAGAACAATTTACAATTTGGCAATATGCTTGTAAATAGTTCCTGCCAAAATCCTGCAGGATCTTCCCCGCCTAGCACACAGTATTTTTGATCAATAAAATCTTGATCAGCAGTACGTGCCCTTAGAAACTCGGGATTATATACAATCGAATGATTGGTGTACAATTCCTCTATTTCTATTAATGTGCCGGGTGTAATAGTACTCTTAATCAATACAGGCATAAAGATAGGAACAGTATCCATTACGTTTGCAACATTTCCTATATCGCATATTCCATCCGCTGTGGGAGTATCAACGCAAATAATCAAACCATCTGCATCATGATTATTTGCGATTGTATCAGTTGTGTATTTCGGATCCACAATAACAACTTCGTGTTTGGTACGCAGTGCTTTTGCCACAGCCTTGCCCACAAATCCATATCCTGCAATTATTATTTTCATATTAAAACTCAAATAAACTGTTAAATGTATTCTTTTCTTCTGTGCTACGTACATCCCATTTCAACACACCAATTAAATTATCTAACTTATTGTCAATAATAGTCTGTTCCATCTCAGCATGGTCAAAAGCCAAGTCTTTGAACCATTGCGGAAGTCGTAGTTCATCGACTGGATATGCCACACTGGTAAAGCCCATAGGATTTTGTTTTAACTTACAAACAATAACCTTTGCACCGTCAGTAATACCCATGCTGTATTTGTCTTGGTACATACGTTTCAGTGTGTTCCAATTGATACTAGCACGTACATGTCCTGGCATATTAGTTTTGCCGTCTTTCTTTTCCTTGGCTTCGTATTCAGTAATGTTATTGGCACGTTTAGGACTACCTTTCTCCCAACCGGGTCTGCTTTTAAATCGTAATCTAAATTCACTAATATGATCCAGCACTTCTTGTTCAGGTTTACCCATCAATACCATTTCAAGAACATCACTAAGAAAGTTCTGGATAAACTCTGGAGTATCACTACGCTTGAGATCCAAGCCCATGGCCTTGATCTTACCAGGTTTACCTTCTATATCAGTGCGCTTGCCTTCTTTGTCGTAATACAATACAGCATACCTCTTTTTAGTAATAAACAAACTCTTACTGCCAACAATCTCACGACCTGCTTTGATAACTTCGCCACGAGTCTTTGGTACGTGGAACGTGTCCAACATAAACTGCGGGAATGTATTGTTTACTTCGTCAGCAATTTGATCATACAACTGTACTACACTTTCCTTTGTCCAAGGAATTTTACCTGCTATGATTTCTTTCTCAAGAGTCTTGTAAGCACTAAAATAACACGAGTCGGTATCACCGTAGATAATTGCTTTACCACGATAGTCATAATCGCCAGTGACAATTTCATTGACCTTTCCAGCCATATGCTTAACAATCTGTCGACCACTTAGTGTGGTACTCTGACCAATACGCTTATCAAAAAACCTACAACCGCTGTTAAGAATGGCACCATATAAACTATTGAGGTTAATCTTTTTGACAAGTTGTCGTTTGTCCCAGTATTCTTCTTCGACTTTATTACCACTTTTAATACATTCCTTTAACTTGGCCTGCATCTCTTTACGTTCCGCATACCAACGCTTGAGCAGTCCGGGAATAATGCCTTCCTTCTCGTAAGTGAAGATTGTACCATTAGCACTGAGAATCCACGGCTGATTACTTTCAAATATAAGTCTATATACCTCGGCAGCACTGACAACATCAGTGTCTCCGTTTTCCCAGTCGATAGTAATGTCTGTACCAATCTCTTGATTCATAACACATTCATATTCCAAACTACTGAATACTCCTTCCCAACTGGCTGCAAAAGACTTACCCTTGGCCATTTGTAGTTCAATAAATTCTTCTGTTTTAGTTTGACGCAACTGTCCAACAATAGTTTCCGGACCCATGTTAAGTGCTCTAATTGCACTGGGATACAGACTGTTAATATCCAATGAACCGATCCAGTCATGAATACCTTCTTTGGGATAGGCAACATACGCACCTGCCGCTTGGCTATCTTCGCGCTCATCCATCTTGATGCGATTAGGTACTTGGAATCCACGTCTGTGACATTCGTTGATAATAGCCTGTTCTGTAACAGCAACTGCACCCATTGTGGTCTGTAGCAATACAGTACATTCGTGTGCCAGTGTGTTGGCAAGATCCATGAACTTTAGTTTCTTGTCCAGACGATCCAACAGCATTGTATCTTGCCTGTTGTATTCAATAAATGTTTTAAAATCATTGTTATACAATTGATCAAGTGTGCCTTCGTATTGTGTTTTACGTTCGCCTAGTTCGTATTCTGCAATAGCATCCAGTCTGTAGCTGTGACGTTCTTCATATGTGTACTTGCGATACAGTTCAAGACTATCCAAATGTACACGACCGATAAAGTCGTATGTAATGGCTTTCTTGCCAAACTTTTCATATTCACGGCGCTTGGGATATTGACCAAACAAACAGAATCTGCGTGTGTCGTCTTTACTCAGCACTTTAGTCACACGATTTACTGTATACGGAATATCATAACCTTCACTATTCCATCCACTAAGCATATCAGCATCTTGGATAATATCAAGAAAAGCATCCAGCATTTCCGCTTCTGTTTTAAACAGCATGGTGTTAGGAAAGTCTTTAACAGCTTCTTGTGCTTCTTCCCAGGTTAGTGTCTTTGGAGGTACTGCAAAACAAACAAGTGTTTCCAACCATTGTAGGTGAACTGCAATACTAGTAATTGGCATAAAAGCATCTTCAGGAGTGCTATAGCCACGTTCTGGATCAAAGTCCACCTCAATGTCGAAAAATGCCACATTGAGCTTTGGAGGTTCTGCGTTTAGATAGTTTTCGCTTAGACAAACGAATACTGGATTGATGTCAGCTTCAAATAATTGCTTACCTGAATTAATTGCTTGTTCTTTGCGAAAGTCTTTTGTATTTTTACAAACAATGCGACTAAGTGCATCTCCGTAAATACTTTGAAATTTGCCACGAGGGTCTTTGTAATACAGCGTGTGCTTGACAGGAATGTCACGATACTCACGCTCATTTTTCTTATTTCGTTCAACCACTTTGATAACATCGTTATCGCGGTCAAACCATGCGTCTACATAGCTCATTAGTTCTCCATATGTCATTTCCGGCTGACAAATACCTTATGTGCGATTTATGGCCCGCTGACCCTTACTACTAATATTTATTAGATACGTTTTGTAATATCTAAAATTGCTTCAATTTCTTCCCAATCTTGATTGTAAGTGCTCCAATCGCCTTTGTGTGCAATCTTGATTGCTTTATTGATAACACTGGCCTTGACCTGCAATTCTTCTGCTACTGCCTGTACTGTTTCTTTTAAGCCTACTTGCAAGTCGTCAATTTCACGAAGGACTGTGGATCCTTCTGTAATCAAACGCTCTAGCTTTGCCTTTTCTTCTGCACCGTATGAACGACCACCCATTGTAACTCTCCTAATGTATATGCCTATTATATACTACTTATCTTGTGTATGCAAGCTGTTAGATATTTTAGAGGTGAAAATGGCAGAATAAATCTGCCATTTTGATTACTTGTTAAGGCCTGCCAGTTTTAATATTCTATCAAAGTCTTCTTTTACGCCTTTTTGTTTCTGTAATCTTTCTATTTCCTGTGCTCGTCTTTCTCTATCGTATAATAGCTTATCAACTCCTTGCCTATCAAACTGATCTGTTCCTGCATTACCGCTATAAGTGGTTGTTCTTGAATTTCCAACTCCTGTACTGTAATCACCGGCTGGCATTATATCTCCGTCACTGAACACATAACCTTTCCACTTACCCTGTGGATCTTCGCCTGGCCCACCTCTCCATATCCTTGCTCCCATTCCAGCATCTCTCCATCCACCGCTGGTAGTACCAGTTTTATCAGGTAACTGCTGTAATTGTTTCAATTTGGCTTCTTGTTCACGACGTTGTTTTCTTATTTTGTCTCCGTCAACATCTCCAGGTACATTATTTGGAGTAACTCCAGGAACTTTTCCTGGTACAGTGCCTGCGCCCGGCGCACCTTGCTGCCCATTTCCGGGCCCAGCTGGGCCAGACGTAGTTCCTTGTGGATTAGTACCTTGGCCTGGCACTGTTGTATTGTTACCTGAGTTGTTACCCGGTTTATCTTTTGCAGGGCCGGTAGTGTTGTTTATGTCTGAGTTGCCGCCGCCTCCGGGATTTGGACCAGTAGGTTGTACTTTGGCACCACTGCCTGAGCCGGGCGCGGCACCTGGTGGTCCGTTTAATTTAGCTCTAGCTGCCTGTGCTCTTTTTCTAACTTCTAGATCAGTTGATTTGTCTAACTCATCCAGCATTTTTTCAATGTTAGATCTTTGTTCTGCAGGAGTAGGTGCAGGTGCAGGCTTTGTGACTGGTTCGGTTGCGGAGCCTGTCCCAGGCGTATTGCTTGGTGTTAATGCACCGCCGATGGCATCACCTACGTCTTTTGCACCTTGCTTTATCTTATCCCAAAGACTTGGTCCTTGTGGTTCGTCTGGCTTAACTTCTGCAGGTGTTGGTTTAACTTCTGGCTTAACTTCTGCAGGTGTTGGTTTAACTTCTGGCTTAACTTCTGCAGGTGTTGGTTTAACTTCTGGCTTAACTTCTGCAGGTGTTGGTTTAACTTCTGGCTTAACTTCTGCAGGTGTTGGTT